CATCCCCGGAGCGGGCCGTACCCTTGAATGTTTCCTCAACCCGCTGCCCACGAATAATCAGCGTTATTCCGTCCTTTACCATCCGCTCGTGCATTGGCTGCATGACCACACGCGAACAGCAGGAGAATCTATCCTGCAATAGCACGGTCTCAGCTACTCTTAGATTGTGGCTTGTCAGGGAGGAAGAATAAGGTATCACATCTGACGGCAGCCCGTGGAGCGAGATAACTGCATCCCGTTTCCCGTCAATCTCTATGAAATTCGGGACGCTACGCCTGACTTTATCAACGATCTCGACCACTTCTGGAAATGGGTCGCCTGTATTAAGCCAATAGACCGTTATCCTGTCCAAATATGGCCGCATCATTTCCAGCGTAGCAATGGAATCCTTTCCGCCAGAAAATTGCAGCGCGATCCGTTCGTGTCTTGCAATGATCGAATCAAACAACTCTGGAAAAAAATCACGAACATCTGCAATTGGCTCATCTGCAGATTCTAAAATAGGCTGCATGAAGGCCGCAAACTCTGGATGCTGCATGAACGGGTCGTCACCGCCATCGCATACATAGGCTTTGCATCCTGCTGGTCTAGCATCGTAGATACTGCACTGGTTATCAATATGGAACGGACAGCCTGAAGCACGCACTGCATGGCGCATGGGTTTGTGTATTGCCAGTTTCCTGCCGCTTATCTTTGCAGCTTCCTGCGCTTCGGTGAGAGTCATAACCACAAGCCGATCTGTCCCGCCCACATTGCAGCACTTCCCGCACCCTGTACCACAATGGGGCGGTAGTCTTTCGCTTGCGAACTGTTCAGGTTTCATCAATAAATTGCTGCGGCAAGCGCCAGAGAGCCGACTCCTGTTGCCGTCTGCGCGGATGCGGCGTTCTGTGCGTTGACGTTGCCGACTTGAGCGTTGTAGCTGGCATTAGTCGCCCCCAACAAATCGGCCCCTGATGTGGTGGCTTGTTGCGACGGGTTGACATAGTTAGGCGCCTGAACCTGGGAGCCGGTTCGCAATGCGTTAATCATATTGATGGGCTGCATCTGGTTGTAGGCCTGCTGGTTGAATGCCTGATTATTGGCGTTCAATCCCATATTCATACCCGCCGTCGTGGCTTGGGCTAGTAGGTTGTTGTTATTCTGATTCTGCTGCTGCCAGGAGTTTTTCCACGCCTCGGAACCTTGGGTGACTCCCTGATTAGCCAGTTGTGCGGTAAGGAAGTTATTCGACCGGTCGATCTGCGGTTGCAGTTGGGTCATCATCGCATCTTGATACGACTGCCCAGGGTTGATTCCAATCGAAGGGAGCGATGACATATCGACACCCGGTTTGCTAAGGACCTGATTGGCATACTGAAGCCCGTTATTCGCCGTACCCAATAGCCCGATGGACAGGTTATTGTTACGATCCAGCATTGTCTGTTGTGCCGGGGAGAGGGTCTGCGTCGCAGTCCACCGGGCATTGACGTTCGATGGATCGTTCGGCATATCGGTCGAATAGGTAAGATTCCCGTAGGGTGTGATCTGATTTACCCGATTCGCCTGGGCCGCATATTGAGCGGCCTCAAGATTGCCTTGCGCCGTTGCATTGGCTGCGCCTACATAATCTGGTGGCGGAGGTGAGGATGATTTGCCCATGTTATTTCCAGTTCAAGATACGGCACTTTTCGCGCCATAAAACCATGATGATTATATCGCCGCCGTCATCAGCCGCGTTTTTCATCACACCTTCGATTTCGTACCCGATGTGCTTGTTGAGCCGGATTGCCTTGGTATTGCTGGCGTTCACCATACCGGTTACGCGCCTGAGATTACATTTATTGAAACAATAGTCCGCCGCCGCGATCCAGAACCCTTTAGGCGCGGGTTCATCTTGCCGTTGATGGGCGATCATGTTCACGCCGTTGAATGACTCAAAAGCAAATCCAGCGATTAGCTTTTTGTCCTTGACATATCCGATTCCCACGGTATTCGGGCCGATAGCCGACCCAACCTCCTCGTAAACCCATGCGGCGACTTCCGGGCCTTGGACAATCATTAAAGTATAGCCCCGGGTTCCATGACAATATCCGTCGATATCCAGGTAACGCTCGTTCCCTTAGCCGCGCACATAAAACGAGGCGCAGCGGCATAGCCGATTCCGTTGATGCCGTTCCACGATTTATAAATGGAGTTAGAGCCGCCGCCCCATTTCGCAGCGCCCCATATCGACGAACCCCACACCGACCCGGATGGTGCCGAGTAGGTGAGAGATGTACTCGGTGCCGTAGTATCAAAATCAACGTTGACATTGGCATAAATGGCCGGCTGGCCATTCGATGACACAATCGGGCGCATCATGGTGTATCGTTTTAATTTTCCGCGAAGCCCGAAATAATTGAACGCCTGCAAGGCATCGCCGTTGATCTGTACCCCGGAGTCGTCGTTTCCATACCACGCCTGGCCGACATAGCCATTTCCGCCGAAGTAAATCTGATCCTGCGACATTTCCCAGGCATTCGCTGCCCAGCCGGTGAACCTGCACCATGCTCCGGTCACCGTGTTCTGCACATATTGTTCCTGTAAACCCGCGGAGACGGGGACATTCAGAAGCAGGGCATTCTGCAGTGGGTAGGATATCGCCTGCCAGCCGAAGTTAGAACCATAGAGCGAGGTGGCCGCACTAATCGCCCACTGAATATTGTCGGTGAGCGTTCCCTTATTTCCAAGTTCAGCGAAGAACCGCCCCTGGCTCATCGGGGTCAGCCCTTCCTGAGTAATCAAAAGCAAATCTGATCCGAATTTGGTAAAGCACTTCCGCCCAATCGGTGAGCCTACATACCAGATTCCGAGCAGGCTCCATGCGGCCGAGTTGGAAGGATCGGTTCCGGAGTAAATCAGCATTTCACCCTCGGATGTTATGAAGGCAACGTAATCGGACATACCGAAACCGCCCTCCACCGTCCATTCGGCCATGCTGACCAGATATCCACCCCTGCGACACAGCGAGCCGAAATCCAGCGAATTCGCCGCGCCGCCGACCGAGATAACTGGCAGATACCAAGCCCGCAAACTTCTGGTTTCAATGAACCACACCCGCTGTTTGGCCACATAAGGGTGGGTTAGAAGGGTCGTTGTGACGCCGGTAATCGCAGGAGTCGAAGCCCCATCGATGGCCGTCCAGGTCGTACCATTGTACAGAAGCGGCTTATCTACGCCGTTCGCCAAATAGAGGAAGTTCCCACCCGGCGTGGCGACGTTGGTGTGATACCACTTGTCCGAGGTTGCAGTAGTCCACACCGGAGCGCCCACCGCCCCGCCTGCGGTAACATCGTAGATATTCGCGCCAGATGCAGCGAACAGCTTCGTATTTTCCCCTGCATTGTAGGACATGACCGCGTTTACCTGCCCCCCCAGACCTGTAGCGAACTTCCGGTATCCATTGCGTAACATTACATCAGATGGACGAGGGAACCAGTTATTCAGAAAGACCGCATTTTCGGGCGGCATTTCTCCCAAAGAGTTCTTGGCGTCCCATCCGCCAACCGGGGCAGGCAGTGAAAACGGGTTACTGGCCATAACCAGAGTCCGGGATGTTCTCCCAGCCGATCAAGACGCTAGACTGCTTTGGAGCGAAACTCAGAGTAGAAGCGCCGGCATCGTTCGATTTCGCTACAGATAGATAACGCATGAATTCTGCATGATACTCTTGGGTATTGAAGCCTTTGACCGAGAAATACCTTAGCTTCAGACCAGTTATCATCAGGCGATCCGGGAAAATGCAGACATCGGTATCCAGAGTGAACGAACTCTTTGCCGTTGAGTCTGCTGCCGTCACCCATGCGTTCGAGATGTACTCGAAACCTACTGTTTCTCCGGTGTTGGTCGTCGGCCAGACATTCAGCGCATTTCCCATCAGCCGGTAACGTAGCCTTGGACCGACAGATATATACGAGGAGGTCAGGAACTCCCATTGCTGCGGCGACTCGGGACCGAGCATTTCCCAACGTTTCGACTTGTCGTAGTGGGTCCGATCAATTTGACGATCATAGTCACTTGGGAGCGGATAAGAGGCCGCTCCGGTCGTGGTGAAGGTGTAGGCCTTCTGTAGAGCTTGCCAGTCGAATTCCCTGCTTAGATCTCCTCCAAGGCCATTCAACAGGGACAGCATCTGCACCGTATCTGAGGCGGTATTGCCAATCACATAGTTAGGCGCATTGAGGCCCATTTCTCCGCAGGCCTGCTGTACGATCTGAAGCAGTGTATTCATTTATTCGGCTTTCTCGTCTTCTTTTGCCGGTCTTCCGCGCTTCGGCTTCTGTTCTTCTAATACCAGAGCCAGGCGTTCGACCTGTGCCTTAAGGTCTGCGATCTCTTGTTCTCGCTTGCGCAGTTCCTCAGTCTGCGACTGTACCAGTGCCGAATCCTTGGCATTTTCGAGATAGGCCCTGGCCTTGTCGCGCAACGCATAAGGAGCCATCCCGGCAGCCATACCTATTGACATGATCTGGCTGTCGGATGAATTGGCTATCTGTTCGACAGTATAAAACTTGAAGTGGCGAAGTTCCGTGGCCTGAGCTGCAGTCAGCAACGGCCATTCTCGAATAAGCGTGCCTTGCGTCTCGATTGAATCGCTTTCGGTCTTCTCGTTTAGGTATTGTGCCCACTCAATTGGAAAGCGGGTTTTGTGGCTTTCGTTCACGAACGTGTCAATGATCGAGGTCGAATTTCCGGGAATTTCGATCCGCACAAAGTCAGCCATGTAATGTATAGGCCGGCCTTCGCGCGATGAAAGGAATTCGTTCTGCATTGGCTTGGAATAAAAACGTACAGCAAGGGATTCGGTCTGCATTTATGTACCTCAAGTGGTTGAGTTTTGTTATGGGTTCTCTGTGAAAACCCATAAAAAAAAGGGGCCGAAGCCCCTTTCCACTCGTTGCACGAGGATTAAACAGATGCTTTGCTGAACCAGCCATAATCGCCCGTAGACATGGCTGTCGCCGGGGACGTGTACGAACCACCCGAACTAGTGGCCGAGAACGTGCCAGCGTTGACGGTACACGTAGCTGTGGAAGCGGGAATCGCCCCACCGGCCTTGGCGAACACATAGAGCTTTCCGTCCGAGCCAAAAACTTCCATGCCGATGGAAACGGGAACCACCCGAGCGCCGGACGAGATGTCAGCCGCCAGTACGGTATTCACCAAATCGACGCCATGAATATTAACGATAGGATATGCCATATGATCCTCCTATTAGGCGATCAACGTGCCGCAGAATTGCGGACCGTTGGAGGTGAGATTGCCAGCCCAGCCGATGAGTTTGGTAATCGCATCTTGGTTGACGGATTGCCGTTCGCCACCGATGGGAACGAAGTTGCGATCCTTGTGCGGACGAAGGAACAAATAATCCGTATTCAGGAACCACATGTGGTTAGCTGTAGCGTGAGCTCCGATACCACCGCCCAGAACAACATCAGCTGCCGTGCCGCCGCCATAGAACTTCAGTGCAGCGAAACCTGCGCCGGCCATCTCGGGGTCGGCGACCTTCTGAATGGCTTGCAGGGAGTTGACGTACAGGCTGTAGTAGTTATTGTCGGCCACGATCAGGTCGGCCTTATTGTTCCCGCGAATCAGTTTTACGGCCAGTTGAGTCATGTACTGCTGGATGTTGGCGGCCGAAACCGGTGCGCCTCCGTTGGTCGTGCCGGAGTAAACTTGGTTCTGCCAGAATGCCCATGTTGAGCGGGAGATGCTGCCGTAAGTCGTACCGGACGGAGCATCCGCAACAGCCAGAGCCAAACCGGTCAGGTTCTTGCCGTTGTTGCCCGTGCCATCGCCGTAAAGGTCGGCATCAATACGGTTCATCAACTGGGCCTCGGCGACCTTCACGCGACCTTCGAGCAGGTCGATAATCTGTTCCTTGCCGCTGTTCTGCAGCATTTCCAGACCGGAGATTGTTACCGCTGCGGCATACTGAGCAATGGAAAACTGCGCCGAGCTGATCGGACTATTCGGGGTAACGTTCAGCACTTCATAGCCGGAGTAGCTGTTCACGTTCGCCGTAGTGGTGTCGTTGTACATAATCTCCTGCAGGATCACGTTACCAGCGGAGAAGGGGCGAATATTCCCTTTCTGCTTCAAGCGCATGAGGAGAGGGTTATTTAGGGTGACGTTATCAGCCAGTTCGCCGGAGCGATTTTGAATGGTTGTGGCGATAATGTCGGAAATTTGGCTGTTCGCGAAGGCCATAATGGTTTCCTTTTTCCGAGATTAAATATGTCCACCGAGGGACGCTTCGACCGATTCGGCCAATTGTTCCCTCAGTGATTTTTTGCCAGTTCCACTATTCATCGCGCCTGTAGGGCTTGCTGACTTCGGGGAGACTGCTTTCGCCTTCTTGGCCTGGACTTCTTTCATGCGCTCGGCCTCAACAGCTTTGGAGTGTTCCTCCTGCTGCTTCTGCCATACGTCATCATGAAGTCTGATAGCCTTTTCGTAGGCTGTTTTCAGGTCGGTAGCCATGCCATTCTGTAGGAGGTTGGCCATCGTGTCCCTGACGGCTTCAAAGTGCGGAGCCGTTGCTGAAAATTCCTGTATTTCATTGTTCAGCTTGGCATATTCCTGCTGTTGCTGAAGGGTCTGTAGTTGAGTGAACTGGTTCTTAATCTGGCTCAGCTCTTGTGCCAGCATCCCGAACTGCGGGTTGTACTGCTGGCCAGTAAGACTTTCCAGATTGATCCCGTACTCCGTCGCCAGTCGAGCGAACATCTGCAACTTTTCGTCTGGAGTCCCTAGCGCCAAAGTCCGATGCGCATTTCCGAGGTTCTGAATCCACTGCGACGGATTAATATTGTGCTGCTGAAGCTCCGGCAGGAACGGAGCCATCGCCTCGTAGATCGGCTCGACAGAATCCCATTGGTTCTTGTAGGTAGATACCCCCTTGGCGTACTGCCCCTCGCGCTCTATGATGTATTCACGGATATTACCGGGCAGCGTTTCCCAGTCGTTCTCGTAATCCTTTTTCCAGCTCGTCGGGCGAGGAATTACCCTTTTAGGCTCTTCGGTTACCTGTTCAACGACAACCTGTTCTTCGGCCTTGATTTCCTCTTGGATTTCTTTTTCCTGTGCCTTGAACCGTCCTTGCTCATCCCGGTTCCGTTCCGCCGCTTCGGAATCGGTTTCATTGCCCAGGCTTTGATATTCTTCGACTGCTGCGGCAAGAGTATCGCGGAGAGTGGTCTCGCTCATCTCAACTCCATAAAAAAGCACCCGAAGGTGCCTTGTTGTTAGTGGTTATGGATTACATCGCCAGACAGATGGCTGCGTCTAGCCTCGCATAATATCGCTGATGCCGGTCATCTCGTAAAGCAGGCCATCGCGCTCTAGGATGTACTCCCGGATATTCTCGGGCAGCGATTCCCAGTAGTTATAATATTCCTTCTTCCAACCCGTCGGGCGATGGATGCCCCGTTTATTCTCTTCGATGGCCTGTTCTTCGGCCGACGAAGAAAGAGTATAGCGTAGAGTAGTCTCGCTCATCTCGGCTCCGTGAATAAAGCGCCCAAAGACGCCTTGTTGGTTAGGGTTATATATTACATCGCCAGCCAGATGGCCGCCGAAAAACACTTGAATTGGTGTGCCGTCTGCGCGGTCAGGCTGTAAGCGGCATTCGTAGCGGCAGCGTTGATTGCGCCCCCCACAGGCGGGTAAACCAGTAGGGCATTCGTGGCGGCGGAGGAATAGATGGTAACGGTGTCGCCGGGCATCCCAGCGGGCAGAATCACGCCGTTCGTTCCGCTTGCTCCTGTCACGGTAACAAGTGACGAGCCTATCAAAGCGGCGGTTCCCTGTGTGGTTCCAGCCGCTGCAACGGTGGACGGAACTCCGCCAATCATCGAGGCGGTTACAGGCGGTAGGTGAGCATTGACAAGCTCGATTGCTAAAGTCATGATTTTTCCTTTCAGTAACGCAATTTAGAATAGACCTGACGGGCAATTTGTTCCTTTAGCCGGTCAGGTCGTGCGGCTTGCGGAGTTATCTTTTCGTTTCCGATTTCGATGACGTTGTGGCGCTTAAGGTGTTCCCGGTGGGCTTTCCTGCCTTCGATCATCTCTCCGGTCACCTGTGACTGGTAAGGCGCGATGTCGCCCAGTACGGCGGGCGATTTGGCCTGGTAGCTATCTTCAATAGGCTCAAGAACCCATTTCCCGTCAACTTTTATCTGTTTGTATCGCATATTTAGAGAAGCATTAAAAGGGCTTCTTCTTCCTCATCTTCGTCATTTTTGGCCTTGGCAATATCGAACAGTTTTTGAACCTTGCCCATGTCGGCATAGAACGCTTCCCAATCGATCTTAGGTGCCTGAATCGCGCCCCGAATCTCAGCCGCGATGACCGGAGGCACAATCTCTCGTATTTCGGGCTGTTCTATCAGTTCCTTGATTATCTGGCGCGCGCGTTTCTTCTTGTCCCAGGTTCGTTCGTATTTCCAATCTTCGCCCGCATCCCCGTTATTCGATGACGGGACAATTACGTACGAAACTAGAATATCTGCGGATTCTTGGAGCGCCCCTGAGAATGCGACAGGAGACGTTGAAACCGATGCAGAGAGCACATCCGGAGCGTCAGTCGTGGCTCCGCTTATTCCGATGACGGGTGAAGCCTGCGCGTTTAGGCTGTCCGCGCCATCCGTGTTCGCGCTGGATGCAGCAATCGAGGGCGAAACAGACGCGGCCAATATATCGGGCGCATCCGTAGTAGTGCTAGATACCGAAATCGTGCTGCCGATTGCCACGTTGGCAACGAGCGTATCACCGGCATCTGCCGTACCTAATGCAATACTAATAACTGGGCCAACGTTTGCAATCAGCGTGTCAGAACTGTCCGTGATTGCCGAGTTTGCGTCGACAATGACGCCGATATTCGATGCCATGGCATCTGATGCATCCGTGGTATCCGACGAGACGCTTATCCCGGACCCACTCGCAGCAAAAAATAGTCTGCGTATTGGCATGGATCAGGGAGAAAAAATTAGGTTTGGCTGGGCCGAAAGGGCCATCATCTCGGCGTCTGAAGGCGAATAGGGCAATGCAAAGGCCATAGATGCCCACCCATTAAGAGCATTGTAATAACTGCTCCCATTGATTACGTAATTACCGATCAATAATATATCCGGGGGATAGGCTGGCAGCCGGACAGTCGAATCGGTCGCCACTTGCGAACCATTAACCGATATAGATCGCCCTTTTCCTGCGGCTTTGAACCTGGCCACTACTCTCATAATTCCAGACGGCTGTGTGACCGATGCATATGTAAATCCGGAATTATTTGCAAACGACTTTGCGGAGGCACCGGTTGTTGAGATTGGAATGTAATGCCCATCTGCATGCGTTGATGCAAATAATCCACACAACGTACCTTCTCCGCTTATCACACCGGAGGCCTGCCCGACCGCAACGATCATGACATCCTGGGTGGCTGGGTTGTACCCAGATACCGGTATAGAGATTCCGGCGGTATTATTTGATGAAGTCGGCGTCCCAACTACCCCGAATCCCGCCGGGGTTGCGCTTTGAGCGTAATAGCCAATAAAAGTGGGTTGCGAAGTAAAATCGTCCCCGTAGAACCCGGAGAACGGAATCCCATATCGTGGGTTGATCGGCACCCCACAGGGAGGCTGGCAACTCCAGGGTACTTTACGCGAGAGCATCAGACTCCCACTACATTCGTAATCTCGCTGAGATATGCCTCACAGGTCACGGCCTGGCCAGTATTACCTGTGATCTGGACTTCAATGTGCATGATGGCCTGGTCTATTGGGATCGAAAATTCGGATACGGCATTGGCCACGGTGCCGGCACCCAATGGCCCGACATGGGTTTTCCAATCCGTACCGGCCACAGCGGCGGCTGGCGTCGCCCCGGCGTTGTGCGCAATAAGGACAGTCGCCGTCGCCTGTGCCGTTGGCCCCGTCGCCCCGTTGGTGATTTTGATGGTCAACTGGCCACCATTGGTTACACGTTGATCAAGTGTCCCAAACGTGGTAGCGCCTGCTGCATTGCTGGTTCCGGCGGCGATCAGGGTCCGGGGCGTTTTTGTGGAGGTGAATGTGGTTGTCATACCTGCCAAACTCCATCCGTTGACCAGCACAGCGCGTTTATCTGGTCAACGCTGACCGTATCCGGTTTGATAGCCAGTCCTAATAGGGCATCGCACTCTGCTTGAGTAAACAGACTCGGGGTCATTGAAGCAATCCAACCACGTAATGCACTCTCGCCAAAATTGATCCCGGTCGGGTCGTTGTAGATCCGATTGGTGATTGCCTTGACCGAGCGCGAGGCGGTTGCGGCCTGATCGAGTTTGGTCAAGATCGAGTCCGACATCTCCGTCGATCCGGTCGATGCCACCAAATCGGCCACCAGCCCTCGATCCGTAAGCCAGTAGTCGGAAACAGCGGTCCTACCCACATTTATGGCGGCCGCGATTTGTGCGGTATCTTGGGTCGCCAGCATCTCCGTAGGCAATGCCCGTATCTCATCAATCAGCATTTCTATCCTCCGGTTTCGATTTCTCGCGCCAAGCCAGATACTCGGGTATCGAAATCAGCACGATATAGGCCACGATGGCAACGGACCAGCTTATCCATACAAAGAGCGCACCGGCCAGGACGAGGGTTATCAGTCGCCACTCGCGCTTGTACCTGTCTAGCTGATGGCGCGGCATTACGCACCAGAAGCCGTCACCGTCAGACTCGTAAAGGTGCAGGCCTGGCCAGAATTGATAGCTGTATTGGTTAGGATCATGTCGGTGCCAGAAGTCCCGCAAGTGCCCTGCACCACAGCCGTACCGGATGACGTATTAATCCGGAAATAGCCTGCTGTTCCTGTCGCAGCAGCATTTACTCCAGCAACAGAAGAGGCCGTAAGAACTCCACTGGATACCGTGCCGAACTGTGTGGCATTCCCAGCGAACTGGACCAGCAGCGTACCGGTCACCGCTGCAGCGACGTTAGCCGGAGCCGCCCCGCTATAGATGATTATCTGCGCGCTCGTCCCGATGTCTGTGTTGAGTTGCGTCATCGCGTTGGTGCGATGTGTCGCTGAATACTGGATTGCCATTATTGCACTCCTATGATTTTCGCATCAGGACCGCGCAGGATTGGCCGTCCATTGATTGATCTGGCTTTACCGTCCGGTCCGCGCTCGATGATTTTGGGTTGGGTTGTGATTTCCAGCAACTGCTCCAGCTTTTCCAATACCGCGGGGATGGCGCTGC